AAGGATGTATTTCAAGTTCGATTCTTGGTAAGAGCACCACACTCGCTGTAGTTCAATGGATAGAACGGGGTCCTCCTAAGACTCAAATCCAGGTTCGATTCCTGGTGGCGGGACCAACATAAGTATAAGAATATGCATAAGTTAATCGAATATCCACCTAAGCGAATGTTTGCTTTTGGATGCAGTTATACTAACTATCATTGGCCTACTTGGGCTAATATTATATCTTATGATTTAGGCATTCCCTTATATAACTATGGCAAAATTGGTGCAGGTAATCATTATATTTTTAACACTTTAAATCAAGCTGATGCAGTACATCATTTTAATTCGGATGATTTAGTTATTGTTTCTTGGTCCACTATTACCAGAGAAGATAGATTTATTAAAAATAAATGGGTTACCCCGGGTAATATTTACACTCAAGATTTTTATAATAGTGAATTTCTCGTCAAATATTCAGATCCGAATGGATTTTTAATTAGGGATCTAGCTTTTTTTAAATCAGCATCTGATTTACTAAAATTACGCAAATGCCAATTTCATTTTTTAAAACTCATGGATTTTAACTGTTTGAATCAGTGGAACCCGGCAGTAAAAGAAGATTTTGATAAAAAAATTTTAAAACCATATCAAGCATATTTGGATAAAATTTATCCAAGTTTTGTAGAAGTTCTTTGGCAAAATAATTTAGGATTAAAATTCCAATTAGATAAAGATAAATTTTACGACAAATTTGAAGATGGCCATCCCACTGTTTTAGAACATTTTGAATTTTTACAAAAAACATTTGATCATATTTTTACTGAAAAAACAATATACACAGTATTTGACTGCGATACTAAAATAACTGATAGAATTAACGAAATGCAAGTAAAAGGAAGATGGCATCGATTCGTGACTTTGATAGATTTCTTTTTTAATAAATCACGTGAATCAGAAATTTATAATTGACAGAAAACTCTAAATTTTTTATAATAGTAGTTAACTGGCTATAGTTCAACGGATAGAACAAGGGTCTTCTAAACCCTAAATCCAGGTTCGATTCCTGGTAGCCGGGCCACATTTTTTAGGATGATTACAGCAAACAATTTACTCGCTCCAAAACTTCGCGAGGCCGGCCCGCTTGGGGGTGTGCCGTGGGTTCGAGTCCCGGTCTTAGGCACTGCATCCTGTTATGTCCGGTTAGTTCAGAGGTATGAACGCTACCTTGACACGGTAGAGGTCACTGGTTCGATCCCAGTACTGGACACCAATAATCTTTTAAGTATGTGCTAAATACAGTTAATAACGATACGGGATAAAATTATGACTACCTATACTAAAAAATCAATTATGGAAGTTCTTAACTATAGGAACACTGATTACTCAGCCAGACAGCAAGAAACCCAAACTCAAATTGATATTTGGCAAAATGAGGGTAAAACCGATGGACAAGTTGCTATTGATTTTGTGACCGGTACGATCGACACCGTTACAGTTAAGTATACAAGGGTATGGATAGACCAAGCAGCCGCACAAGCTTACGGCGACTTTGGTCTTGCATTAGAACCAAAATATGATGATCAAATTTTAAGTTTTGAAATAGTAGACAATATTTAAATCATCAAATTTCATTGACTATAATACCTACTTCACATATAATACACTCACTAAGATAATTTAAGGCTAGGTTCAGCAAGTAACCAATACTGGAACAGGTGAACAGCGATAACTTCAAGTTTACCAAGGTGAGTTTCGATTTCTCACCTTAATCAAAAAGTAGGAAACTAGCCTGTTATATTTTTTTGGATGAGTACAGCAAGTAAAAACATTAACGAAACCACTTAATGCAGTAGACGGTGGCCCGGAAGGCTAGGAACACTGGAGGAGAAATCCATCGAAGGTGCCCTATCTGTAGTAATACAGACGCTCACGGAACTGACGACTTATGGAAAGACATATATGATACTAGTACAGACACAATACTAGATAGGCAATGAGAATCATTGATAGGGCTCTAGGAAACTGAACCGATATACAGGGGATAAGGCTAGACCAGAAAGAAAAACTTAACCGGTTTCGATCATCCAGTCATTGACTTAATTAATTTTTTCTAGTACAATAAGTTTTTAGGATACTAACAGCAATTTTTATACATTAGACTTCTAATCTAAACCGTAAAAATGTATCCTGTTGCATAAAAATCAAAGAAAGGAGAGCAATATGCAATTCGTTGAAGCAATCAAAAATCAAGAAGCTCGTACCACAAATGGTATGAAAGCTCGTAAGTCCAGTGCTAATGCATGTGTGGATTTGTTTTACAACATCGGTGCAAGCCGTGGCAAGAACGTCGTTCCTGCCTTCACTGCGGCTTACGTAGAAAATGCCGATCTGGCTCTGCGTATTGCTCAGTGGGCACGTGATGCACGTGGTGGTTCTGGTGAACGTCAAGTTTTCCGAGACATCCTTACCCACTTGGAAAAGACTAACCCTGAAGATGCTATGCGTCTGATGGCCAAAGTTCCTGAACTAGGTCGTTACGATGACTTGCTAGTGTTTAAGACTAAACCTCTTAAAACACAAGCATACACTATGTTAGGCGATGCATTGCGTAACCGTAATGGATTGGCTGCAAAGTGGACTCCTCGTAAAGGTGATGTTGCACGTGAAATTCGTGAATTCTTTGGTATGACTCCAAAGCAATATCGTAAGAGCCTTGTTACGTTGACCAATGTTGTTGAAACACAAATGTGTGCCAACGACTGGGACAACATCAACTACAGTCATGTTCCTTCAGTGGCACATGCACGTTACAAGAAAGCATTTGGCCGTCACGGCACTACATATGCTGAATATGTGACTAAGTTGGTCAAGGGTGAAGCCGGTGTTAAAATTAACGCTGGTGCAGTATTCCCTTACGATGTGTTGAAGGGTGCTATCAGTAGCTGGAGTCGCAAGACTATGTCTAAGACTGAATTGGACGCATTGCAAGCCCAATGGGATGCATTGCCAAACTTCATCGGTGATGCTAACGTGTTGCCAATGGTCGACAGTTCAGGTTCTATGACTTGTCCAGCAGGTGGTCATTCTTCGAAGAGTGGATTGACTTGTTTGGAAGTTGCAATCTCATTGGGATTGTATTTTGCAGACAAAAACAAAGGTAAGTTCGCTGACTGTTTCCTAACATTTAGTCGTACTCCTAAGTTGGTCAACCTTAAGGGTAACATCAATCAAAAGATTGATCAGATGAACACTGGCGAAGTTGCTAACACCAACTTGAACGCGGCGTTTGATCTAATCCTTAAAACTGCGGTGCAGAACAAGGTTCCTCAAGCAGAAATGCCTGAAACTCTTGTAATCTTCTCCGACATGCAGTTCGATGGAGCTGTTGACGGTAAAGATGAATCTGCCATCGAGATGATGGAACGCAAATATGCGGAAGCTGGCTATGCCCTTCCTCGTGTAGTGTTCTGGAACTTGAATGCCGCATACGGTAATACTCCTGTCAAATTTGACAAGAGTGGAACTGCTCTAGTTTCTGGCTTCAGCCCAGCTGTAGCAAAAGGAATCATGAGCGGTAACATGGATGACTTCTCCCCAGAAGCAATCATGTTGAAGACCGTAATGGTGGATCGATATGCGATTTAATCGCTGACCCACACAGCCCGCTTCGGCGGGCTTTTTTTATTCAGCGTCCGCCGGAGCGAAACGTGGGATGGGCTGCTGTCCGCGGGGTTTTGATAGTTCTTCCTGACACACGAAAGAACTATCTTTTTGTTGTTTTTATACAACACTATATTAGTTGACTTTTTTGGGCATTGTGTTATACTAAAAGCCTAAAGAAAGGAGTCCAAAATGGCAAGAGTTAATGCACCCACTGGCAATCTCTTCAAAGTTGTATTCACTGAATATGAGCGTGGTTGGGGACAAAAGCACTGGGACACCGAGTATTATGACAATGAAGCAGAAGCTCGTCAACGTGCCATAGATTACAATACTAAACATAACAATCTTAAAGAAGCACCCGATTGGTATGTAAGAGCAGACTATGCAGGAAAGGTACAATAATATGCCCTGGATTCAAAACGTTGCACTAAGCGACATTAAAAAAGGACTTCACATTAATCCCGGCGAGAATGCCATGCTGATTCAAATTGTGGATCCTGACATGGAGTTTCCTACTCCGTTGTACAAGTTTAAGGAGACTCACCGATTTCAATTTTTAGATATCGAAGAAGACGGTCTGACTAATTTAGGTGATGGTAAATGGACCGACTTGAGTGAGTTAGCTGTCACACAAGAGCAAGCTAACAAGCTTGTTCGTTTGTTGCAACATGCATTGGAAAATCGTATGAATGTTGTTGTTCATTGTCATGCAGGTGTGTGCCGTAGCGGAGCAGTTTGCGAACTCGGCGTCATGCTAGGGTTTGATGACACCGAAGCTTTCCGCAGTCCTAACCTGCTGGTCAAACATAAGATGATGACAGCGTTGGGTTGGGCATATGATCCCAACGAGCCACATACTATTAATGGTGTAACAACCGAGTTCGGAATCATTCTTCCTAAAGAAATTGAATGGGCCAATGACAATGAAAAGGTCTTTATTCTTGCCAGAGAAAGAAAAGCACGTAGAGAACGCGAAGGAGATATTTAATGCCTAAATGCTATCAATTGATAGGTGTCCCGGGCAGTGGAAAAACTACATGGGTCAACAATCAAGATTGGGCGATTACTTGTGCGTATATTAGCACAGACAAGTGGGTTGAAATCTATGCTAAAGAAGTGGGTAAAACCTATTCAGAAGTGTTTACAAATTTTATGCCCACCGCTGTAGATTTAATGGCCAAAGAAGTAAATGTTGCCCGTGACATGGGACGAGACATTATCTGGGATCAAACCAGTACTACTGTTAAAAGCCGAGCAAAAAAGTTTGCTATGCTGCCTGACTATGAGCATATTGCTGTGGTGTTTAAAACGCCCGAGCATAAAGAACTGATCCGTCGGTTGTGGAGTCGTCCTGGCAAAGAAATCCCAGAACATGTTATCGCCAGCATGATTGCAAGTTGGGACGAACCGACCGAAGATGAAGGCTTTACGGAGATTCGATATGTCTAAGGAAGTGCCCGAACACCGAGACAAGCTAGGGCGGTTAATTAATGTAGGAGATTGTGTTGCATATCCAGCCAGTAACACATTGATTATCGGGATAGTCAAAAAGCTTAATCCAAAAATGGTTGGGGTTGAGCGATTGGGAAAAAATGGGTGGGGGCCTAGTAATAAATACTCCAGTGATTTAGTATTACTAGACGGTCCAGATGTGACGATGTATTTGATTAAAAACTCAGGAGAGTAATATGAAACGTACAATTGAAATTCGTGCTGCCGAAGGCGGCGATGACAGTAAACTGTTTGTAAAAGATTTGGCGCAGGCCTATATTAAATTTGCTCAAAGCAAGGGATGAACTACCCGTCTGATAAATGAATATCTTGGCGAAGTTCATATACTTGTTCAAGGTACTGATTTATCCGGCTTAGACAATGAGTGTGGCGGGCATCGTATACAACGTATTCCCCCCACAGAGCGTAAAGGTAGAGTTCATACCAGTACAGTAACAGTGGCGGTCATTGATCAAAGCACACCACAGATAAAAATAATAGATGCTGATTTAAAAATAGAATGGTATTCGGGCACGGGTGCAGGCGGACAACATCGAAACAAACACCAAAACAGTTGTCGCATAACCCATACTCCCACCGGGATAACAGCAACAGCACAATGCCGAAGCCGTCAAAATAGTCTAGATCAAGCATTAAGTACTATTCATAAATTGGTTGACAATTTGGTAAAAAATAAGTATAATAATGAAATAGCTAGCGATAGACGACAGCAAGTCGGGTCTGGTATGCGCGGAGACAAAATTCGCACTTATCGTTTCCAGGATGATGTTGTTAAGGATCATATAACAGATCGAACTGCTAGTGTTAAAAAAGTATTAGCAGGCAATTTTAATTTACTTTGGTAAGAAAGGAGCGATATATGCCTAGTGTATTTTTAGTCAGCGACACGCACTTTGGTCACATGGGCGTATGTCGCTTCACACGATCGGATGGCTTCACTAAGTTGAGGCCGTGGGATAGTCCTGAGGAAATGGACGAGGCCATGGTCAAAGCTTGGAACGAACGTGTCAAGCCCACAGACAAAGTTTACCACTTAGGCGACGTTGTTATTAACCGCAAATCTTTAAGGACATTAAGTCGCTTAAATGGGGACAAAGTTTTAATCCGTGGCAATCATGACATCTTCCGAGATGACGAGTACCGTCAGCACTTTAGAGAACTTCGTGCATACCATGTAATGAACGGAATGATCTTAAGCCATATTCCTGTACATGCAGACAGCTTAGGACGTTTTGGTGTTAACATTCACGGCCATTTACACGCAAATCGTGTTATGAAGGCTCGAGGTGTTGATGCTAAAACAGGCGAAGTCTTATACAGTGATAAAATTGATCCACGCTACCATTGTGTCTGCGTAGAACAAACACCTGACTTTGCACCTATTTTATTTGAAGATGTGTTAGCACGTATTCGAAAAGAAGGCGGAGAAATTGGATTTAGGAACGGAAACGGTCCTGCTATGTAAGGAGTTATCATGCGTACACCCTGCACCGGTTGTGACACAGACAAAGAAACTCGTAAAGGCCAGTGGTGGTTCCTTCGAGGTTACTTTGGTATAACAGGACAGTTTTGCCCTGACTGTTATGATAAAATCAGTCATGACAGTTATCAGCAACCCAGGCATCCTGCAGAGTATACTTTGATGTTGTTGAAACTAAGTAACTCTTAAAAATAGACCCTTCGGGGTCTATTTTTTTGACTATAATTTCTAATAGATAATTAATGTATAACCATCGAGGATTTATGACACTCAAACAAGAAATACTGCGATATAGCAGACAGGAAAATATTGGACCTTTAACTAATTGGTTTGAAAGTTCATTGGACCAGTTAATTGACGAACAAGTTTACGCAGATTTAAATCAACTGGAAGACACGGGTAAGAAATTAATTAGTGGATTAATTTCTTATGGAAAAAAATATAATATTCATAATGCTGTGGTTGGAATGAGCGGCGGTGTCGACAGTGCATTGACAGCCGCTTTATTTAAAGCAGCCGGTTGGAGTGTAACTGGGGTTACTATGCCCATTCATCAGAAAAAAGAAGAAACTGATAGGGGAATAGAAGCTTGTAAATCTCTGAGATTAGAACATATGCACGTAGACTTGACTGATCAATTTGAGAATTTACTGGCAAGTGTGCGTGACTATGACATTAAAATAGATGAACCACAAAATTCAATTCGTCGTGGTAATCTAAGAGTTCGTAGTCGAATGATCACACTGTATAATATTGCTAGTATGACCCGTGGGTTAGTAGGCAGCACAGACAACTTCAGCGAACTAGCCGCAGGGTTTTGGACCTTACACGGTGATGTAGGAGATTTAGCACCTATTCAAAGTCTTAATAAGAGTTGGGAAGTTCCTAAGTTAGCCGAGATTTATGGTGTACCTGCAAGCACTGTTTTTGCAACCCCCACAGATGGACTGGGTATTAGCAACGGGGACGAAGATCAATTCGGTTTTAGTTACCTAGAATTTGATATTGTATTAATGAAACTTTGCCAACTAGAAAAAACATTTAGCAGAACTGAGTTATTAGAGTACTTGGCCGTCCCCCAACAAGACTTTGAAAAAATTAATAAAATTCTTGACAGGATTAAAATGAGTTCTTTTAAGAGAAGAAATCCTTATAATCTAGAGCACCCACATCAAAAAAATAGATATATCGGATTAAACAATCTCGATGAATCAGTTTGGAAACTATGAAATTAACCACAGAACCTCATTTTGTTAGATCGATAGTTCAACCATATACAATATGGAATAACTGCTTCACTGACGAACAACTTGATCTTATTGTTAATGCTCATGATGAATTGGGTGTGTCTCAGTCTTATGTGGGACCCGATTCTTCATTGAATCACAGTATAAGAAAAAGTGCTAACGCATTTCATTACAAGACAGATCAAAATTCTTGGATTTTTGATAGGCTATTGTACATGGTGGAATTGACTAATGACATATTTTTCCAATTTGACTTAATCGGATTTGAAAAATATCAATATACTGTGTATAATAACACAGACTATTATGATTATCATGTGGACACGGTATACGGTGCAACATTGATTGATAAGGAGAGTCATTTAACTAGAAAATTAAGTATGACTATTTTGTTAAATGACCCTTCCGAGTTTGAGGGTGGAAATTTTGAATTGTGTTATGGGAAACCCGACGAAGCTATTTCTCTTAAATTAGAAAAAGGAACAGCTATATTTTTCCCATCATACATGATGCATCGAGTAACTCCGATAACAAAAGGCACAAGAAAATCTTTAGTAGTATGGACCGTGGGCCCTAAATTCAAATAAAAATTTAAAAAAATAAATATGGTTGTCAATGGAACCTGTTGTTATGATTTACACTATAAAAGACTTATCTGACCCCTTTGCATCTTATCTTAAAGATGATCCCGTGAGACCTCATATACCCCATGAACAGAGATTTGGAGCTAATCGACAAGTCTTAGCACTGACCGAAGAAAATACTGTTAAGGCTGTGGTCTGTGCCAGATTGTGTAGTATAATTCCCAAAGATGAAAAGGAATTGTTGTCGGATAATTCCGACAGTCCAGACACTGCTGTTTTTTATACTATATGGAGTTATCATCCTGGGGCAGGTCAGCAACTAATTAGAGAAGGTCTTAAAGAGCTGCAAAAAACAATGCCAAACGTTAAAAGATTTGTAACTCTAAGCCCCACAACTGATATGGCTAGAAGATTTCATTTAAAAAATGGTGCAAATATATTCAGAGTTAACGATGAAACTGTTAACTACGAATATATACAATTATAAACTTTAACTTTAATCAATGACAACTGTAAAAAATTATTTGGTGTGTGCTCACCGCCGTATCAAAAGCACGAAATGGGTTTGGAAAGATACCCGAGACGAAGGCGATATTTATGAAACGTATCGTCAAATGTGTTTGCATAGCTTAAGCAGTGCCCGGCACTTCTTGGAAGGAGACTGGGAATACATACTATTCGATGAAGAAATTGAAAGTATCAACAATGCTATGCCACTAAACAATGACAGAGTCTATGATCTCTGGCACCGCGAGCCTTGTAATATTCTTTGGGTAGGGCCAGATGTACAGTTTGTCAAACCTACAAAATTGTTTGGCGAATTTGATGAATTTAGATTGTTTAATTGGACCGATCCAAAACAATGGTATGAAAATAATCAGTACAATAAAACATTTGATAACTTATTCAATAATGATTTGCAATATTATCCCAGTACTATGAGTGCAGAGTTGTGGACACTAGAGCGTTCTATGCGTAATGAATGGGACATCAGTGACGGTATGGGAAGTTATAATAATCAACAAATTATTCACAATACTATGTTTTGGAGTCAAGGATTACCTTGGGAAGAAGCGCATCGTCCTGAATTATTTTACCAAGCACAATGGATCCCGAACTGGGCAACTATTGAACAGCAAGATGCTTGGAATCAATGCAAATACGAAGATGCACATGTTATTCATTGGCACAGCAGTCGCCATAGTCCTACTAAACTAGAATGTATGAAACAGGTCAATGAAGCATTAGGTGTTCCTTTGTTGACTGAACTTAAATGAAAATAGCTGTCTTGGGTGCAAAAGGCTATGTTGGTAGCTACTTGCACAAATATTTTTCACAGGATCACTCGGTAATCCCAGTTACAAGGGAGACTTTAAATTTAAATAATTATTCCGAAGTTGACCGATGGCTGAACCAGACTAATCCTGACATAATAATTAATGCAATTACCAGTGGTGGCGGCACAAAAATAAACGACATTAATTATACTGATGTGCAAACTGATTTAGGAATCTTTTTTAATTTTTACAACAATCCAAGATGTCCTAGGTATATTAACATTGGTAGTGGTGCCGAATTTGATAGAAGAAAAATCATACACAATGTCAAAGAAGAAAGCATTTTAAATAACACCCCGTTGGAAAGTTACGGATTTGCTAAAAATATTATATCACGAGCAGTTCTTAATAGAGAGAATTTTTATACACTAAGACTGTTTGGCTGTTTCGACAGCAGTGAACCTGACATTAGACTCTTTAAAAGATTTTTAGCAGGAAAAATTAATACTATTGAAAATAAGTTTTTCGACTATATCAGTCTCGACGATTTTGCAAAAATTGTAAAATATTATTGTGAAGAAGAAAAACCAGAATATCATGATATTAATTGTGTTTATTTAGAAAAACACTTACTCAGTAATCATTTAGTAATGTTGTCCCAATATCATAATCTGGAAATTCCATATGAAATTGTCAACAAAACATGGGGCTACTATACCGGAAACGGAGAAAAACTAGCTCAATTGAAGTTGGAGCTTAAAGGGCTCGAAGAAGGATTGAAAAATTATGTCTAAAAAAATTGTTTATGTCACGGGCTGTTTGGGATTCATTGGTAGTCATGTAACAGAAACTTGCCTGAAGCAAGGATGGTATGTTATTGGGGTAGATAAATGTACCTACGCTAGTAACTACTCATGGGTAGATAGTTGGTCAATGAGATATGGTGATCAATTTCATTTTATAAAAAATGACATTAATGATTTAACAAGACTATATGATTGCGATTATATTATTAACACTGCGGCCGAAACACACGTTGATAATAGTATAGAAGACAGTGATTTATTTGTCCACAGTAACATCAATGGAGTACATAATTTACTCAAGTTGATAAACAAAAAGAAATATAAGAAACCTGTATTTTTACACTTTAGCACAGACGAAGTCTACGGTGACATAGAAGTAGGCAGTCATACGGAAACAGACTTGCTAAAACCTAGTAATCCCTACAGTGCAACCAAGGCTGCCGCCGACCATCTTGTCACTAGTTGGGGAAGAACATATAACTTACCCTATGTCATAATCCGTCCAACTAATAATTATGGGAT